TACTTTCAAGGAGGTAATTTATGATTCCTATCGAAAACGTGCAGGCAGGGCTTGCAAGATTCATTGACAGAAGCATTGCTCCAAGTCTTTCCGGCTGGGACAGAGTTCTGGTTGCCGGGGCTGGGGGGCTGCTTACCGCAAATTTCCCGAAGATTATTGCCCAGTACGCAGATCATCCCATGGTAAAGGCGCTGGGCGTTTACGATATGGAGCATGGCACGGTGGACGTTGACGCCCTGTACAACGCCGCAAAGCCATACATGGGGGCAGAGGCACTGCCCGTGAAAATCCCCGGAATCGGGCTTACGCTCAAACTGGGAAAGCAAGATATTGATACGCTGTATGCGTACATTCAGGAGGGCATCAGATGAAAGAAATCAAACTGCTGATGGAGCATATTGAGGACGAGCTGGAAGACGCGCACACCTACGCAGAGCTGGCCGTAGAATACAAGCACGACGACCCGGAGCTGGCAGACCTGTTTTACAGGCTGAGCGGGGAGGAAATGAACCACATGAACGCCCTGCACAAGGCCGTTGTTTCCCACATCGAGGAATACCGCAAGCAGAAGGGCGAACCGCCTGCGGCCATGATGGCCGTCTATGAGTACCTGCACAAGCGGAATATTGAACGGGCGGAGAACGTCGGAGTGGTGCAGGGGATGTACAAGCGGTAAGTGTGGCAAATTCCGTTGCCAATACGTTGCCAATTTGCACCCTAAAAACGTACCGCACGCGGGAAAATATTAAAAACTGTGGTAATATTTTCTCGTAGAATAGTTCGGAGAACGTGGGAATATAGCTGATAAAGCAATAAAAAAGCCCTAGAACAAGTTTCTAGGGCTTTTTTGATGTGGCGGAGAGAGTGGGATTCGAACCCACATTATAAATTTGTAAATATGTTGCGGCACTAGCAATTTTTAATTTTCATTTCCCGTGTCATTGCCAATTTTGCGGTTTTTCATTGCCTCTGGCGTGAAATAATCCGTGAACTCTTTCGAGCGTTTGGCAATATCCCGTTCCGCTAAGTGCGTGTAAATTTTGCGCATCGTCCCTAAGTCTTTCCATCCGCCTATGTCCGCCGCCATCATTTCCGGGATTCCCATATGGTAGGCCAGCGAGGCGAAACTGTGCCGTAATCCGTGCATCCCCACCTCTGGCAAGTTGTTTTCCCGGCATATTTTGTTGATGCGATTGAATAGCGTACATGTCGCGGCGTTTACAACAAATTCCGTATCTTTCGGCGCGGCCGTAAGTGCATCGTAAAGCGGTGGAATCATAGGCACGGGGCGACGGGATTTTTTCGTTTTGTTCTGCGGCTTGAGCTTCAGTCCATCTTCACCACGGACTTTTGCACCGCGAACATAAATTGCCCTGTTTGCAAAATCGATATTCTCCCACGTCAGAGCCAACATTTCAGAGCGGCGTAAACTGGATAAGCAAAGCAGTGCCGGGATTTCCACCGGATCACCTTTTACGGCCTCAACAAAAATATCAATCTGGTCAGGCTCTAGGAATGGCCGCTCGTTGTCCTCTTTCTCAAAAAGGACGACTTTCGGCTGCTTCCCGGTTTCTTTTTTGATTGCCGCCGACATTAGCCCCCACGCATTCTTGATGTACTTCGGCGATCTGCCCATTTTCTTTTCATCGTCTATAGCGGACTGCCATCGTGCGTCCGGCGTGGTGTAGATATTGTATGCCATCGCCCGCTGAAAGGTATTATCCCGATATCTGATATAGCCGTATACCGTAGACGGTGAGCGACGCCCACGGCGGACTAAATCACGGGTATTCTCTATGTATGCGTCTACTGCTTCGCCTAGCGTAAGCCGCCCCTGTGGCCGCTCCTGAGCTTCCAGAATGCCGTTTTTGATTGCAAGGTATTCTGATAGGCACTCATCATAAGTATCGCGTGTAATGGACGTGCGCCGCCCATCCAAGTATACACGGGTATGCCACGCGCCGGAGGGAAGCTGCTCTATTTTTGGCAGCTTTATTTCCGGCTCATTCTTTCTTTTTGCCATAAGGAATCCCCCTTTACATGCGGTTAGAAAAAATGGCAGACCGCCGAAACGGTCTGCCACTGTTTTTGAGAACTAGGTGGGGCGACGCTCCCACATCTCCTAACAAGGGCGACGGCTGCCCGTTCCGTCTTCTAGTCCTTTCTGCTTTTGAGCAACGCGGCCTTGGTTTCGATAATATTTAACGGACTATGTAGAACCCCACGTTCAACCATGTTCAAGTAGGCAAGCGCTTTTACACGGATGTTTTTCTTTATATTTTTGTTTTCCAAAACATAAGGCACATTGTTGATATTGTATGGGCGTAGTACATGTTCCGGGAGGACGGGGAACATATCGCAGATAATAAAAGCCCTGTCTTTTCCGTATATCGGCGCTATGAGGTAATGCACGCAGTTTCCGGAGCCGTGCCGCCTCTCACTTTCATATATCAGCCGCTTGTATTTATCTACGTTGGTACTCATTGGAACCATCCATAGGACACCGGATTTGTCCGCCATAGCGTAGTAGTGGGGGCGGCTCTCCTGCTTATTCTTCATATAGCGGTTGTTCCCGTATTTTTCAAAGAAAGCATCACGGATTATGTATATTCCGGAGTCCTGTATCTCTGTCATTTGTTATCCCCCAAAAAAGAATGCCGAACCGGCATGGCGGCCAGTCCGGCATTTTCAGGCCGGAGTTTTGTATCCCGCTCCCGGCAAGCGGCAGTCTTACAACAAGCCGAAGTCTTATATCCCGCTCTCGGCAGGCGGCAAATTAGGGCGGACGATGAACGTCGTCTATATAGCGTAGGTGGTTATCCTACGTCTATATTGTACCCCGAGAAATGGAAAATAGCAATAGACAGATTGACCAAAAACGGAAAAATATTTCCGACAATCGTAAAAATTTATCTTACCTCTGAATCCATCCGGTTCCCGGGTGCATGATATCGAAGATGAGCCAGCCTACTAGGAAGATTACCAGCACCGCAATGGAAATGCCCATAATCAGAATCACCCGCCGATTCTGGCGGTTGAGAATGCTGTAGTGCGTTTGCAGCTGCATGGTGTGCCGCCTGTAGTCCTCGCTCTGGCGGATGATCGTTGCCTGAAGATATTCCACATATTCCTCCATGGACTGGCCGGGGGCAGGTAGCACCGGGTGTTCCTCCGGGGTGTACTGCACGGCGGCCTCAATGCTCTGCACAAGCCTTGCCGTCGGCTCCGTCGCACCATTCAGGGCGCGGCAGATCGTGGCCTTGGATACGCCGCAGGTTTCTGCCAACTCCTGCTGGGACATGCCCCGCTCCTTCCGCAGGGCTTCCAATTCTGATAAATGCTCGGAAATATTCATAAAACCGCCTCCAAAAACGGAATGTTTCACATATGGAACGATTGTTGCGAAAATGGAACGGGAATTTCACATCTGGGGCTTTACGAAACGCCTGTGTGGGGTGTATGGTGGTATTGCAACCGGCAAGGGACACACGGCATTACCGGCGGCAAGCCCCGCCACCTTGTGGCACGGGTGGCGGGGCAAATCACCTATAAAAGCCGCTTTTGCACGTTGTTGCAAACCCTCAAAAATGTATTCATGTCACCGGTAATCTGTGATTGTAGAATGGAAATAAACTCGTCTTTGGATAGGAGTACTTTTTTTATTTTAAGGCTGTCATATGTTTCAGATATCAGAATATCGTATGGCTTACTAGGAGAAAACGCATCTAATATCCTTTGCAACAAACGGAAACCAAAACCGCAGCAATCATTGACGAGCTCTGCGTAAGATGGAATCGTACCACTCTTAAAACCGGTTTTTCGAAATTCAATCTCAAGTTCAAATCTTTTTGCGGCGATGTAGTTCAATGATTTATCAAGTGCATCTAGTATGATTGTGATTGCATCACCATACCGCTTTTCCTCGATTAAAAAATCTGCTTGCTGGTAGCGAATGGATACATACGGGCTATAATTCCCGCGATCGATGTCCCTGAAAGCTTCCAACTGCAATCGGTTTAGCTCAGCCCAGATTCTATCACGCCATAGTCTTGCCGGATATCCCTGCATTGCCTTGTTTATTGTCCACACAGAAATATTGCTATATCTATATCCGTGCATGTATATTACATACTCGTTTTCCTGCAATTCAGTCTTGCCTAATTCAGTAAGCGCATAGTTTCGACAATTAACATTACGCTCAATCGCATCGGGGGCTACCTCGTTTGTGATACGCAAAATCAAATCAGGCTTCTTACCAGTCGCTTTCAACCCACTTTCGGATAAAATAGCTTTTAACTCCGGGACTTTCAAATTACCGAGAGATTCCACAGCAGAACATTTCCGAATGAACCCTTTTGACACCAAGGATTCCAACAGCTCGTTGGGATTAGAAACGGCGTATTTGTAATACCAAAACTGTTGGAAATTCTTTTGCCCGACATGAAATTTTGGAGCATAGGAAAGCATGAGAATTTCATGGGGGCGGAGACCGTTTTTGCTGGGGAATGAGGCATCTCTCAATTTCTTGATTTCGCGAACGGTGTCGTATTGTTGCTGTCTTAATTCCTCTGGTGTTGGTTCATGTACAGATATTGAAATATTTGCGTTTGCGCGACTTATGGCCTTTTCGTTTTGACGGGTAGGTTTTTCCACAGTAGCATTTCTCCTTTATTTCTATATCGGCGGTTGCCGGAGAGTACAAAATAATCCCAACGCTGGACAATCACACAGGAAAATAATACCACGTTCGACATATAATTTCAACGAAAAGAAAAATTTTTGTGCAAATTTCTAATTAGTCCGGTTTATTGGACAGAACATGGTGTACTATGTGGCTTGTAAGCAAACAAACGTTTATAAATACACAATGGAGGGTACAGACATGAAGGAAAGAGAAGAACTGATCCGGTACATATCCAATTTGGCAGAAGCAGACATGAAGAAAATCATTCAGCGTCTTCCAGAATTGATTTCAAAACTCGAAGCGCAAGGGCTGCCTGTTCGTCTGTTAAAGGATACACATATTGAATAAGCCGCGCTTTTACGTCAGACAGCTCACTGGGAACGGTGAGCTGTTCTTTTTTGTCGGCGCTGTCCCAACCCATAAGGAATGATGTCGTTACGCCGATTGCGCTTGCAATTTTTTCGAGCCGATCAATTGGAATCTTCTCCGTCTGCCCGGTAGCATACCGCTGTAAAGCAGACTTTGGAATACCTGTTTTATCCGATAAATCGCCATAGGAGATATCCTTGCAAGTTATCGTTTCTAGGATTCTCTTTGAAATATCGCTCATAATGGCACCTCCCTTCTGCGTATAGAATAACACGGTTATCCCAAAATTGCAATACCGGAACAAAAAATTTTTCAAAATTGTCCCAATTTTGGGTTGACAAATGAGGAGAAGCGTGATAGTATAAAGGCGTCCCAAAAATGAGACGGAAGGAGGGCAAAGCATGTCGACGAACAAGTTAAAAGGGAAGATTGTAGAAGCGGGATTTACTCAGCGGTCTCTGGCTCTGGAAATCGGTATGTCCAAAAACACATTGAATTCCAAGGTGAACGGGAAGATTCCGTTTAACACTATCGAGATAGAGGCTATATGCGAGAAGCTTGGCATCACCGACCCGGCAGAAAAGGCACTTATTTTTTTACACTAACCGTCCCAAAAATGGGACAAGCCTAGCAAACCAGATAACGGGAGGGAGTTGCCGATGGCGTCCAACACATTCACACATTTCACAGGGAAAACAAAACGGATTCAGACGCCGAAGCGAAAAAAGAAGCCAAAGCAAAAACGAGTTCACATGAACAAATACGAGCATTCGCGGAGGAGGTGAATCCGGTGCAGATCACAATTGAAGGAACGGTAAAAGAGGTTGCCGCCCTTGTACTGGAACTACAAGAGCGGCGCAGGAACGAATCAGAAGTCTCCAATACTTATGCCTGCAATCTGGTCGTAAAAGATGACGATATTTCCAATATTGACATCTGCTCCATTCCCAAGACGGATGCGAGCGTCCGTTAAGTGCAAATACCCGTCATTGCCATCAACATTATCTACGCCGTATTGGTCAGCGACTTCCCTGAGTAATTCAGCAAAGAATAGTTTTTCCAGGGCTGCATCACCTTCATCCAAGATTTTGCCTGAGATAATCCCAGCAGATGTAACAATGATGATTCTATTCATTTTCAGCCCATCGGATTTTGTTGACAGCGCAATAGTCCGAATAATTTGCTTTTTCAGTGTATCACCCACAATATCACCCCCTTTCGAGGTGATTCTACCACGGCAAAAATCATTTATCAATAGCCAAAACGGTCCGAAAAGACCGTCCGCCGGAACCGCCCCACCGGTGCTGATGATGGCAGGGCAAACACCGTGACAATATGAGCGCCCCCGCTTTTATGGCTCTGGGTATTGGGTATCCATCCCCATGTAAAAGGCACGACCACCCGGAAATTGCTCGACGGGGCTTGACGGTGAAGCAAATATCGGGGAGCTGGCATTCAGCTTGAATGAAAAATTTAGTAAAGGAGGAAATGAAAATGCCTGAGAAAATCGTAACCGTTCTCGAAAATATCGCGGCTGTAAAAGGCCAGGACTACGTTGAGGGGCTGGTGGATATGGCGAATATCCTTGCTCCCAAGGTAAAGCCCGCAGATAAAGAGAGCGAGGGGAAAGACAATGCCTAGAATCCGGCAGTATGCCGAGCGCTACGCAGTGGAAGATCTCTGGAAGGAAATCGACCGCTGCTGTCCCCTGGCGGGGATTCAGAGTGATAACGCTGTAGCGCTGGAAGAAAAAACCGGGGTAGACCATCAGACCCTTCGGAACTATCGGAAGGGCAAAACCGAAATGCGGGTAAGCGTCCTGAAAAAGCTGGTGACCACCCTCCACCCAAACCCGGCGGTGATCCTGAAAACACTGGGGTACTCTGAGAAGGAGATACGGGCGTTTGCGAAGGAGGCGGCTGGACAATGACACCAAATGAAACGACCCAGCTTCGCACTATGGCGGAGATGAACCGCCGCTTGCGCCGGGAAAATGAGCATTTACGGGAATCCCTTTTGATGGAATCGAAGGAAAGCAAGGCATTCGACGATGAGAACGTGGAGCTTTTCGACGTAGTCCACCGAAATCATGCGGTCAGGGGGTGAGGATATGGCAAGCAGGAATAAGCCCGTGGATGCCCGGTGGGAGCCGGTGCCGGAGAACCGGAAGCCGTTCAATATCAAGGAATGCGTGTTCCGCGTCCTTCCATATGTGGGGCTGAATCTGGTTCTTTTCTGGTGGCAACAGGCTGATTTGCTGGCAGACAATGCGGCAGTTCCCGCAATGTGGGTGTGCGCTATCCTGATGGGCGCCGGTATCGGACGGTGCATCAGAGGGCGGTAAAGGATACACATCTTAAAAACAGGAGGATTTCTAATGTACGATCCAAAATCAATTTTGCAGATGGCAAGGGGCGCGTTTCAGGAGCGCGTGGATTTGGAGATGGCGAAAGTCATTGATAATATCCTTGACCCCAACACAAAACCGACGCAGAAGCGAAAGCTGACGCTCACAATCGAGTTTACACCGGACGATGATCGGCAGAACATCGGTGTCAGCGTTGCGGTAAAATCAGCACTTGCGCCTACTACGCCCGCGAGAACAACCCTTTGGGTTGCTGGGGATGACAGCACTGGAGAGTGTCAGGTTGTCGAAATGGTGCCCCAGGTTCCAGGGCAGATGTCCATGGACGGAGAAGAGCAGGAAGCCCCCGCGTCTCTGAAAATAATCAAAATGGCCTGATAGGAGGAAAAAACAATGTTGAAAGAAGCAATCGAAAAAATTCAGGAACTATGTGCGCCGCACCTGTTCACGTCCGGAAACCATGATTTTATTGCGGACGCAGAAGGTGGCTATGCCGAGGTGAAGCCTGATCTGGAAATTGTAGATAATATCCAGCTTTCCAGCCTCGACGCCATGGTAGCGTTTGTAAAAACGGAGGCGGTACAGAGGTACAGCGCCGTTTATATCACGATTCCCGATCACAAAACGGTAAAGTGCTTCACCCACCCATCTGCGGAGCTGCGTAACAACCGCGAGTACCCGTACACTGCCAATGCGACCGATGTTCCCGGCTGGAATGAGAAGGTATCCTTGCCGTTTGAAGAGGCATTGATCGCTCTGCGCACAAGGTTCCAGCCCACGGCGGATACGGAGTATGCCTTGAAACTGCTATCCGATATCACCACCGGGAGCAAAGTTACGTACAACGACAATGGCATTGCTACCAGCGTTGTCACCAAGAAGGGCATCGACCTTCAATCCAATGCGTCCATCCGACCCATTATCAAACTGCGTCCTTACCGCACGTTCCAGGAGGTTGAGCAGCCGGAATCTCAATTTCTCATTCGTATCAATGAAAGAAACATTTCTTTCATTGAAGCCGACGGTGGCATGTGGAAGCTTTCCGCCCGGAATACGGTAAAGAAATACTTGGAAAAGGCGCTGGAATCCGAAATTCAGAGCGGGCACGTCGTGGTTGTTCTTTAATAAAAAGCCGCCCCCGATGTTACAGCACCGGGGACGGCAAGCGATATAAAAAATCTCTACCATTTACAGTATATCAAATGGAGAAAGGAAAGTCAACATGATTGAGTACAAGCTGGATGCCAAAAACAAATCCACATTTTTGCATTCTCTCCATATAGATGGAACCGCGAAAGACCTTGTTACGGAATCCACGTTCCTTATCAACCGCGTTTATGCAGCTCTGCGGAAGGAAAACGAATCAGCCGCAGAAACGTACAGGGCACTGATGATTTATGACATACTCGGCGAAGATAGCCCGGTTTGGAAACCGCTTAGATCGGAGGGCGGCGACGATGGACATTCCTGAATGCTACGAACCGTGGCGGCAGGCTGAACAGTTGGCAGCGGATGCCGACTTTCGGGAAGCGGTACTCCCGAAGTGTGCCAGGTGCGGATGTCCCATCACAGACAGCAAACTGGTATATATCCCAGCGCATGATGAGTTCTACTGCCTGGGTTGCATCGATTCCATGACGGAGTTCAACGAGGAAGCGGAGGTGGAGGAATAATGGAGGACGGAATCATCATCAGCGAATCGGAAAGATTCGAGGATATCTACATTAGGCCGTACAATCGAGTCAATGTTCCGGCTGTCAGTTTCTCGAATGATAAGAGGCGCGTTGCCTACATTAACGCTCTTGCTTCAAAGTTTTGGAACGGCGAAAACACTGTTGGGATAAAAGTAAGCAAGAACTACGTCGTTTTTATTCCGCAAAAAATTGGTAGAACATTAAACATCAACAAAGTTGGTGGGGGCTTTTATATCAGCGTAGGTAGCTTAGGCGGAATTGTTCCCCCCGGGGCAAAATACCGGGCATATCCGTACAAAGGCGGTATCGCTATAAAACGGTTTGAGCCGTTGCAGGAGGATGAAGAATGATGGAGGCGGTGAACTATGGCGGATAAAAAAAGCTGCCTGTGGTACGAGAAGGCCACGGCAAGCATTTACTTCCCGGAGGGGCATGTGTGCTGTGACCTCTGTGCCTGTATGGAAACATACGCCCGGAAGCAGTGCCGGTTGACCGGGGAGTATCTGCTGGATACAAGAGCAACAGTTGGGTATGAATGCCCGCTGGAATTTAAGGAGGAAGACAATGGCAAGAATGTTTCGGTTTCTGACCGCTGACGAGATTGAGGTCAAGGTCAAGCAGGTCAAGGAAAATGGTCTGGTGTGTCTGCTGTACAAGACGGCGAGGACGGATATGGACTTGCTGGACGAGACTGTAGGGGCTGGCAACTGGACGAACGACTACAAGGAGATCAAGGGCAATCTCTACGCCGGTATCGGGATTATTCAGGAAAACGGCGGCATCCAATGGAAATGGGACTGCGGTATCGAGAGCCGGGAGGACGAGGAAGGCAACCAGAAAAAGGGCGAGGCAAGCGACGCTTTCAAGCGCGCCGGGTTCCGATGGGGTATCGGCAGAGAACTCTACACGTCTCCGTTTGTCTGGATTCCCAGCAACAAGGCAGAAATAAAAGCATCTTCCTTCAACGGAAAGACCCGGTTCAACTGCTACGACAAGTTCAGCGTTGAGAAAATCGCCTATGACGAGAAGACCGGGCGGATCACCGGACTTGCAATCCGCAACGACACAAAGAACCTTCGGGCGTTTGTGTGGCAGCAATCATGACGGAGCTTACATTCACCGAGGCCAAGCTTGAGGGCGGTTGGCTGATGGTCAAGCCCTCCCATTCCGAGTTGGGCAAGGCAATGGCCTTTATACGAAAGATGAAGGCCACACCCTACGACTTATCCCTGAAAGAGCACCGGGAAAAGCGGAGCCTGGACGCAAACGCCTATGCCTGGGTGCTGATTCACAAGCTTGCCGCCGCTATGGGGATTCCCCCGGTAGAGGTCTACCGGAACGCCGTTCGTGGCGTGGGAGACAATTACACGCCTATGTGCGTCCGGGAACAGGACGTGGAGCGGTTCACACGGAGCTGGCAGAAAAACGGCCTTGGATGGCTGGTGGACAGCTTGGGCGCGTCTCAGGTGCCTGGGTGCCGGAATCTGGCGGCATACCACGGTTCCAGCACCTACGACACCAAACAAATGGCGCGGCTGATCGACAATCTGATACAGGACTGCAAGGCGCTGGACATTGAAACCCTGCCCCCGGACAAGCTGGAACTGCTCAAGGAGGAATGGCGTTGAGGAAGGACACCAAAGCGAGGGACTTCACCCGGGGCGAGAAAATGGCGATTGCCGAGCGGGACAGCATTGACGGCTGGACGTGCTGCGTATTCTGCGGCGCTCCCGCCCCCGCCCCTCTGGCATGGAGCAACGCCCACTACATATCCCGGGCGCAGGGAGGGCTTGGCATTGCCCAGAACGGGCTGACCCTCTGCCCCAGATGCCACAACCGGTACGACCAGACCACGGCGAGAATGGAAATGAGGGCGTACTTCCGGGAGTACCTGATGGGAATTTACCCCGGCTGGAACGAAAACGATCTGATTTACAGGAAGGAGAACACATGAATAATTGTCAATTTGTCGGGCGGCTCACCGCCGACCCGGAGCTGAGAAGAACCCAGGAGGGGACGGCAGTCTGCTCCTACAGTCTCGCCGTCAAGCGGCCAATGACGAAGGACACCACCGATTTTCTGGATTTCGTCACATGGCGTCAGGGGGCTGAGTACCTGACGCAGTACGGCCATAAGGGCGATATCGTAGCCGTTTCCGGAGCGCTGCAAGCCAGAGACTGGACGGACAAGAACGGGAACAAGCGCCGGGCGTTCGAGGTGGTTACCACGACCGTTGAGCTGCTTTCCAGCAAGCGCAATTCTCAGGACACCACCAATACCGGAACGGTGCAAAATGCCGGATACGGGCAGCCCAGCGCCCCACAGCAGGCAAACCGTGGAAATGGATACAGTCAGCAGGGGTTCGGAGGATATCAGGAGATCACCGCAGACGACGCCGACTTGCCGTTCTAGGCCGGAAAAATCAATCTTTCCTCAAAAAGATTAACAGTATAGTTTGCATTTTCCCTTGGCGGTGGGAGGTGAAACCGCCAACTCCAAAGGAAGGAGCGAAAACGTGACGATTGAATTTACGATTCCCGGCGTTCCGCAAGGGAAGGAGCGCCCCCGCTTCACCAAGAACGGTGAGACATACACCCCAAAGAAAACGAAGGACTATGAAAAGCTGGTGGCATGGGCATACCAGTGCGAAGCCCACGGGGCAAAGTTCACCGGCACTATCCGGGTTGACATTGCGGCAATCTACCCCGTTCCCCATTCGTGGAGCAAGCGCAAGCAGGCCGAAGCGATTGACAATCGGATTCTTCCCATGGTGAAACCCGACTGGGACAACATAGGCAAGATTGTGTGTGATGCCCTGAACGGTATCGCCTACAAGGATGATGCGGCTATCACAGACGCCACAGTCTGCAAGCGGTACGGCACCCGCCCATGCGTGGCGGTTCGTCTCACCGGCGTTAAAGAGGAATAAATATGGAAGACGAAGCAAGAAGCCAATTCACCTTTTACCGCTCATTTTTTGAAGCGGTTTTCAAGATAAAGAACAAAGCCGCAAGGGCAGAAGCCTATGACGCTATTTGCAAATACGCTCTGTTTAACGATGCCCCGGACGTAGACAAAATGTCTGACGCCGCCGCCATTGCCTTTATGCTTATCAAGCCGAATCTGGACGCAAGCAGGCGGAAAGCAAAATCCGGTAAAAACGGAGGAAGCACCAAGCAAATAGCAAACAAATCGGAAGCAAATAGCAAACAAAGCGGAAGCAAAGCGGAATCAAACGATAAGCAAGAGCAACACGCAAGCGAGATAGAGAAGGAGAAAGAGAGAGAGAAAGAGAGAGAGAAAGAGAACGAATGTTATCCCCCTACCCCCTTGTCAGGGGGAACCAAAGCAAAACGCTTTATTCCCCCAACGGTGGATGAAGTCGCGGCCTATTGCCAGGAGCGTGGCAACGGCCTTGACCCTGAGTCCTTCGTTGACTTCTACGCCTCCAAGGGCTGGATGGTGGGCAAGAACCCCATGAAGGATTGGAAGGCCGCCGTGCGGACGTGGGAGCGGTCAGAGGGGCGTGGAACGTCCGGAGCTGGAAGCCGTGTGCAGCCAAGAGCCACGGAGGAACACGGGCTGGACAAGCTGAGACGGTTGTACGAGGAGGAATTCGGCGTTGAATAAACAGGAAAGCTATCAGGTTTTGGCGTTGCTGCAAGCCAACTACCCGGATGCGTTCCGGGGAATGTCGGAGGACGCCGCAAAAACAAAGATCGGCCTGTGGGCGGACATTTTCGCGGATGAACCCTTTGATCTGGTGGTGATGGCGGCTAAGGCATACATGGCTACGGATACCAAGGGCTTTATGCCCACGGTTGGCCAGCTGAAAGACCGCATTGACAAAATGCGTTCCCCGGAGCAGATGACCCAGATGGAAGCATGGGGGATGGTTGCCAGCGCGCTGAGAAACAGCGTGTACGGCGCAGATGACGAGTTCCGGAAGCTGCCACCGGCGGTACAGCGGACGGTGGGAAGCCCTGCCCAGCTCAAGGAATGGGCGCTGATGGACGCAGAAACGGTGCAGTCCGTGGTTGCATCGAATTTCCAGAGATCGTTCCAAGTGTGCCAGAAGCGGGAGGACGATTACCAGAAGCTCCCCGGAGCGGTAAAGAGCTTTATCGCCGAGCTGGCCGGGAAGATGGACTTTGAAATGCTACCGGAAGGCGGTGGAGTATGAAAAACGAAGTAGACAGGGAAAAGGAACGCCCCGGCCAGTACATCGATTCCGAGAGCCCATTTTGCAGAAACTGCACGCGGGACGATTGCCCCACCAACGGGGACGGCTGCAAGGCATGGGAAGCATATTTCATAGCGAATTGGAACGAAAACATCATGAAATCAATTGGAAACCACAAAAAACAACGCCAATTTTTTCGGTATGAACACCCGGATTTGGTGAGAGAGGGGATTGTTTTTGAGCATGAGCAAGGCGAAAATGTACGGCTGTTTCAAACCAATAAAGCGGAATTGCACCCCGCCCAGGTGGGGGAAAGTTCCTCGGGGGAATAAATGCGGGAAGAAAGGAAATGGGAAATGAGCAACATTGTAGAACAGCTTACGCCAAACCCAGTAAACCACAAGCATGGAGAAAATGGGTGTTGCAAAAACCCAAGGGCATGGGAAATGGAAATGATGCACCAGGTATGGGCCGCTGGGCTTCATGATGCGGCCAATTGTTTTCAGGATGCGCTTGAAGTAAAGTGGGAGCTTGAATCTCAGCGAAAAGTGAAGCCGAAAACAAACAGTGACAGAATCCGAGCTATGACGGACGAGGAATTAGCAAAAATCCTTAACGGCGGATGCCCTCAGGGAGGAGCAAAGTGCAACGGGCACTGCGGGCTCTGCTGGCTCGACTGGCTTCGATCCCCTGTGGAGGAAAGCCCCTCCGGGGAATAAAGAAAAACAGAAAGGAAATGGGAAATGAGTGGAGGCAAAATGCCTAAGAGAAAATGCACCGGGGCGAATTGCCCAATGCAAGTCGGGTGCGTTGTTCCGGAAACTTGCCCAGAGCCGGAGAAATGTCGGTATGCCACGTTCCCTCAGACCAACGCCGACCGCATCCGGAACATGACGGATGAGGAGCTGGCAAAAATGATAATGGGAGCACCGTATATTTGCGGAAAGATCAAACTGTGTGGAGTTATGTCCGGCTGCGAAGAATGCTGCCTTGTCTGGCTCCGCTCCCCGGTGGAGGAGACGGAATGAAAGTACTTGTAGCGTGCGAGGAATCGCAAACCGTGTGCAAGACCGTCCCCGGGATTGCAAAAGCTATGGCGGAACAGTGGGGATAGACCATTTTCGCGAGGTCACGGAAATGGTTTAACCGCCTCGAAATCGACACTGTTAGGAGAGACCAATGACAAGAAAACGTTTTGTAAAACTGCTGATGTCGAAAGGCGTTAAGCGGAACAATGCAAACAGGATTGCACAAGAGTTCCGGAAAGGGTCTTTGCCCTATGAATTTGCATGGATTGCTTTGGAGTGGAGATTTTTGGAAGAATGAAAACAAGCGATAAGCCCGGGGGAACCCGGGCGGGAAGGAGATAACAATGGACGAAATCAAATTGAAGCCTTGCCCGTTCTGCGGGCGAATGCCGAAGGTACGGCGTAGTGCAATCGGAGGCTGCGGGGCCTGGGTGGAGGTGCGGTGCAAGCCGCTGTTCCGGCGGGAACACCTAGCGGTGCAGCATGGTGCGGCATTAATGGAACGGGCCTTTGACATGGCGGTGGAGGATTGGAACCGGAGGGCTGAAAAATGGAAGAAATCGAATTGAAGCCCTGCCCGTTTTGCGGGGGAACGGCCGGAGCTATAGGGGACGGTGCATTTGACGAAGATAATTGTTTTTGGGTCAGATGTTGGGAATGCGGCGCAGAAACTTCCGCTTATGAATCTGTGGAAGAAGCTAAAGAGGCATGGAACCGGAGGGCTGAACATGAGTAAAGCGGTACTTATCAGCATACGCCCGGAGTGGGTGGAGAAGATTCTGGCCGGAGAAAAGACTATTGAGGTGCGAAAAACCAGGCCAAAGCTGGACACGCCGTTCAAATGCTACATCTACTGCACGCAGGGCAACGACGCACGCAGACTGCGCGGCTCATGGGGCAAGGTCATTGGGGAGTTTATTTGCGACCGGGTTGAAACCATCAAGGCGGCAACAGAACCGTATGGAATCTACGATGTGGATGATGACTTTGTGGCGCAGACTGGGCTTGTGGACGGCGCTTTGTGGGACTACGGAAAAGGTGCAACACTGTACGGCTGGCACATTTCCAACCTAAAAATCTACGATATGCCGAAGAAGCTGAGCAAGTTTTTACGCCCGTTTGAAATCTGCATAGGCAAAGTGTGCGATGAATATGGGTGTGCATATTGCGAAAATGGCGGTCGTATCAAACGCCCGCCCCAGAGTTGGTGTTATGTGGAGGAACTATAATGGCTTTACGTAAACTTGCTCTAATGCACCGGTTTTTCGGCGTTTTGGATGGGCATACGTGCCGGGAGTGTAGCAACTTCATAAAGGGCAAGTATCACGATAAAGTGCTTGGCAAATGCAAAGTGTACGGGCTTACCCATAGTAAAGCGACGGACTGGGCGGGACGATGGATGGCTTGTGGGGCATTCAATCGGGCAATAAGCCGCGAGCCCATTGTGAGAGAAGTCGTCCCGGAACGGAAGCGGAAAGAGGCCGACAATACGCCCATTGATGGGCAGATTAGTTTGGAGGAATTGAAATGAGTGATTACATCAGCCGGGAAGCGGCAATCGAGAAGATTCGGGTGGCAGTAGGCTGTGCTGAGTGTGCTGGAAGCAGCAGCGCCCTTTGCGTCTGCAACGTTTGTGACGTTTATAATGCTATCCGCCTAGTTAAGAGCCTCCCCGCCGCCGATGTGGAGCCGGTGCGGCATGGGAAATGGCGACTTGTTCGCAGAATGGCAGCTTGTGGGGAATACGAATGCTCCGTGTGTGGCCGCATTGAGACATTTGGTTGCTTTAACAAGCCAGAGAATAATCCATATTGCCATTGCGGCGCAAAAATGGATTTGGAGGAGTAATTATGGATTTATTTATGAAAGCATCAATTTTTGGAGCTGCATTAACGGACGTTTACAAAGATGAGGAAGATTGTGAGCTACCGGCACTCCCAAAGATGGATTTGGGCGGCGATTTCACGGAGGATTTAACCGCTATGCTGTTCGCAATGTGCAGTGTTGCGGGGCGAATTACCCATAACAATTGGGATATTTTGGAATTTACACACGTTTTGAACACGCTCGCTGTTCAGCACCTCTTGGAGGATAAGGAGGATAAGGGCGATGACGATTGACCGAGCGATTGAAATTCTGAACCCGGAACACCGGGAGCATTATGACGGCTTGGACGAGGTGAACGAAGCCTGCCGGATGGGCATGGAGGCGTTGGAGCGGGGGAAAAATGCCGTCCCCGTGGTAAGGTGCCGGGACTGCATTGCATTTGAGGAAATAGGCAAGTACCCCACAAACAAAGGATGGACGCCAATTGGGTATTGCTATCATTGGCAATATGAGCAGGGCATGTCCCCTAACGAGGTAGACGGCAATGCTTTTTGCAGTTATGGGGAGCGAAAGGTGGATGAAAATGGAAGAACTTAACGGCTACACCCCACCTGCCAGCTTGAATTTAAGCGACTTCCAGGATGCTATCGGCGATGCCGTAGTACAGGCGATTATAAAGATCGGTATCCGGGTGAATCGGGAAGAACTTCTGAAAGCTCTGAAATATGATCGGGGGCAGTACAAGGCGGGGTATGACGCTGGTTTCGCAGACGGGTTCATTGAAACGCTCCATATCGTCCGCTGCCGGGACTGCATCCACCGGCAGGGAGACGAGAATCCTATGTGTATGCTGCACACCGAGCCTTACCCAAATGTCAGAGGCTACAAGGGCGAGGCTGTTTGCGTGGAAATGAACGGCTTTTGCAGCTACGGAGAAAGGAGAAAATCGAATGAAAATCACACTTGATATTCCGGATGGTATTGTTTGTGCATTCCTTAATGGCGTAGAAGTAACACTCAACGGAATGAGCGTGGTAAGTTATCCGTTGGACAGCGACGATCTGCACGATGGGGCAGAAATCAAACTGCCCCGGGAGACCAAAAATGAGCAATGAAATCACCTACATGGACTGCTGGCACTTTATCGCCCCGCTGATTCCGGTGAACACTGACTACACAATGGATATTTACATCATGGTGTTTAACGCCCTGAAAGAAGCGGAGAAAAAACGGATTGCAGAAAAGAAAAAGGGGAGGAAATCCACGCATGAAAAAGCCGATTGACGTTAAGCACGATTCTTTCGACACAATGTGGTCGTTCCTCCAAATGGGAGGGCAAAAGCCCAATATTCCGGGGCTGAAAAAATACTGCGAGACACTGCAAAAAATGATGATGCAGAAGACAGCCGGACAGCGAAAGGAAAAGACGAACGACGTTGACTTTGCCTATTTGGATATGCTGTGCAACTTCATCGTCATCGAGGCAATGTGCTTATACCTGTCCGGAGATCTGGACAGGCTGGAAGGAGGTGCAGAGAATGGCTGAAGTTATCACGGCCGTGTTCTTTATGATTTTGTTCTCGCTTTTCTGCGTGCTTGCTGCCACGTTGCTGGTATGGGGGATTCTTACAATCGTCAAGGAAGTCATCGAGCTGTGGCGGGAAATAAAGGAGTGAGAACCATGAGCAAGAAACCGGACCATCTTACCCTGTGCTCCATAGCCGCCCAGAAGGCCGGGACGAGCTACGGGAAGTACATGGCAATGCACGGATACCACCCGCCGATTCAGGCCGATGTGGAGGACGTGGAAGCCCCACAGGGCATTTCTAAAATCTGCCCACAGTGCGGGAAGGAATTCACGCAGGGTAAGATCAAGCGGAAAATCTATTGCGGTTGGGAGTGCCAGAAAGCCCACGATCAGAGAGCCGCTCAAAGGAGATACCGTGACAGGAAAAATAAGGAATTGGATGTACATGAATAATGGCAGAACAGGATTTCAAATTTGATGATGCGTTGCTCATGAAGACTGCACGCGAGATGCTTGCAAAAAAGTTGACCGAAACAGTGAAAGAGGTCGCCAAGTCCGGGGAATGGGAGATAACCGCCATCGAGCAGGAAGAATCTGACCCGGAAAAGATTCTCCGGAGGATGTTTGCAAAATACGCCTACGGCAACGTCCCGGAGTGGTTCGCCTCTGCGGTATCTGCGACGTCCTATGTGCTGTCTGTGGACAAGGGAAAGGGGGTTGAGTGTATTTCCGCCTTGCACACGGCAGCGGAACGGGCACCGGCTGAAATTCGGATGACGGCGCAGACAAAACTGCTTAGGATATGCCAAGAAACCGGGATGCCCGGCGGGATTGGGAGCCTGCCTGTTCTCTAGGGGGGCAACATGGAGTACAAGGATAGCAGGAAGTACTGCGTCGGGTGCCGGTATTTCTTCGGATATTATGAAGGCAGCCGGTGCTGCAATTACATATTCGTCCGCGAGAAAAAGCGGCCTTGCCCGCCTGGGAAGGATTGCACCGAAAGGAGGGCGAAAACGAAAAACAGGAGACGGAATTTAATATTATAGCTTTATCTCTGTATAGTATATATTAAATATAATCTTATATCTTGTGTGTATTGTGTATATCTATACAGGGATTTAATAAGATATGCAAGGAGGAACGGAATGAACTGGAAGTATGAGGCCATTGAAAAGCTAAAGGAGTACAGTGCAAAGAGGCAGGCCCTGAACAGTATTCCCGAAGAAATGGCGCGGCTGGAATCCGCTATGCAGAGTATCCGAAGTGCCACGGCTGACGGTACGCCGGTAAGCGGCGGCGGCTCAGGCCGGGAAGATATGATGCTATCGAATATCGTTCACCGGGAGGAACTGGCGCGTTCGCTGGAACAGGCGAGAAAATGGGTGTCGCTTGTGGATTCCGGGCTTGAGTCGCTTAGCGGCGATGAAAAGAAGATACTGAGCAGATTCTACATAAGCCCGGCTAGAGGCAACGTCGATACCCTGTGTGAAGAGCTTGGAGTGGAAAAAGCTCAGGTTTACCGCCGCCGGGATTCAGCACTACGACATTTCACGCTATGCCTGTATGGGCAGACTGAAAGCTGAAAAATGAGAAAAAAATGAGACGATTTTTCAGTTTGAATGTGCTATACTGGTAAAAAAGAAAAAGCGCAAGAGGCTTGGGATTGTTCCTGAGCCTCTTTTTGCATGGCGCGGTAGATAACGAGTTGGGCGCTCTCTCCCCAACAGAAGGCCGTTTGAATCGGCCTCGCGCCAATTATTTTGTATGAGCGGTGGTGCTATGGCTGCAAGGATTACAGATCGGAAGAAAAAAAGAATAATTGCCGACTGGATAGAAATGCAGTCGTACAGCGCCGTTGCAAAAAAGCATGGCGTAACTCACCAGACTGTGAAAAGGATTGTCAGCGCTTCACCGGATATCGCCCAAAAAGTGCAGCAAAAAAAAGAAGAGAATACCGCCGACATGATGGCGTACATGGAATCACAAAAAGCGGCGATGCAAGAAGCAATCACCTTGCATCTGAAAGCGCTCACAGACCCCGAAAAGATTTCAGCCGCAACATTAAGCCAGATTGCAACATCTTTCGGGATTATTGTCGATAAGGCCACAAGAAACACGGCAAGCGGCAATGATAGTCTCAATAAGCTGGATGGGCTAATTAAGGAGTTTAGAGATGCTATTAAGCCCGAAACAGATTGAATTTGCAAGGTATGGGAATCACCGATGGAATTTCAAGGGCGGCGCGACCAGAAGCGGGAAAACATATCTAGATTTTAAGTGGATTATTCCCATGCGGATTCGAGAACGAGCCGGGAAAGATGGCCTTTCCGTTATTTTGGGCGTTACAAAATCCACAATAGAGCGAAATGTGCTAGAGCCTATGCGGAATCTGTACGGAGATAAACTTGTTGGGACGATTTCCAGCGATAATACAGCATGGATTTTTGGCGAGAAGTGTTATTGCCTTGGCGCGGAAAAAGTGTCTCAGGTATCGAAGATTCGCGGCGCGTCCATCAAGTATTGCTACGGCGACGAGGTCGCGGACTGGTCGGAGGAAGTTTTTGCCCTCCTGAAAAGCCGGCTTGATAAGGAGTATTCCTGCTTCGATGGAACATACAATCCACAGTATCCCAACCACTGGCTAAAGAGATTCCTTGATAGTGATGCCGATATTTTCAGCCAAGAATACACAATAGACGATAACCCATTTTTACCCCCCACTTTTGTTGAAAATCTGAAAAAAGAATATGCCGGAACGGTGTTCTATGATCGGTACATTCTGGGGAAATGGACGCTGGCAGAGGGGCTTATATACGATTTTTCCGAAGCGAATATCACGGATGAAGTGCCGGAAGCCGGGGAATATTACATTTCCTGCGACTATGGCACGCTTAATCCGTTCTCGGCGGGGTTGTGGTGTGTAAATCATGGGCGTGCCGTTCGCGTGGATGAGTATTACTATTCCGGAAGGGACAAGCAATACCAGCTCACGGACGAGGAATATTATGCCGAGGTCGAAAAGCTGGCTGGTGACAAAAATATACGGCACATTATCGTTGACCCGTCAGCGGCATCTTTCATTGCGTGCATAAAAAAACATGGCCGTTTCTCGGTTCGCAAGGCAAAAAACGATGTAATGTACGGAATTCGGCTCACTTCTGCAATGCTGCGTGCCGGGGCTATTAAGATTGGCTCTGATTGCGGTGACGCAATTCGGGAATTTGGCCTTTATCGTTGGGACGAGGATTCCGCAGATGATAAGCCGATCAAAGAAAATGACCATGCGATGGACGATATTCGTTACTTCTGCGCGACTGTGTTACGCAGAAACCGGGAGACGCGGGAAATCGTTGGGAGGATTTGTGATGAGAATGATTAAAAAATGGCTTGTCGATCGTGCGCCTATCTGGGCGAAAGCGTCGCTGCAAGCCGATATCAGGACGCTTGAAGCGGAAAATCGGCAGCTTCGGGCGGAAGTGGATACTTTGAACGCCTATATACAGGGCTTGCAGTATGCAACCCGTGCGCTGCGGCGCATCACGATCAACGCAGGAGGAGAAAAGCGTGATTTATCCGAACAGTGATTATGAAATGGCGTTTCGCGCCATTGACATGACATCTCCGGAAATGAAATTGGCCATCCAGAGGTGGCAGGATCTGTATTATGAGAAGGCCGCGACACCGGATTATGACCCGTGCCAGCGGATTCCATATACCATCGTCCGTAAACTGACAAAGACGGCATTTTCGGAGTATTCGGCATCCAGCAAAGACGCTTTTGTTTCCGAAATCCTCGATGCGGCAGACGCGAAAAAGAAAAGCGCCATGCAAAAAGCCCTGATCGGCGGAGAAAGCGGCTTAAAGCCTATCCCGACGGGCAGCGGTTTCCGTTTCGCAGTTGTGAGCAGGCCGAACATTCTGGTATTTGGCCGGGACGGGGACGGGGATATGACCGACATCGGCATGGCAGAACACAGCATCCGTGACAGATTCTATTACACACTGTTGGAGCGGCGCACGGTGGATGACGGCGGGTATCTGACCATTACCAACAAACTGTATCGGTCGAACGACCAGAACAGCCTGGGGCAGGCTGTGGCGCTCACAGAGCTACCACAGTATGCGGAACTCGCGGAAGAATACACGTTCCCTGAACCGCTGGGAAGCGTCGGTGTTGCATGGCTGAAAACGCCGATTGACAACAGTGTGGACGGTAGCCCCGACGGCGTATCCGTTTATGACGCGGCTGTCGGTCTGATTGAAAATATCAACCGGAACGAGGCGCAGATCAACGGAGAATTTGAGCGCGGGAAAAGCCGAATTATTGCCAGCGCGGATATGCTGGAGGTTGACGAGGTCGGCGGGCGGAAAAACCTGACCGCAAGCGTATTTACCGCAGTGGATGAATCCCCTGATGATATAGGCATCACCATTTTTTCACCGGCTCTGCGTGAACAGTCGTATCTTGCCAGAAAAACGGAATATCTCCGGAATGTGGAGAACGTGATAGGCTTAAAGCGCGGGCTGCTGTCCGAGGTGGAGGCCGCAGAAAGAACGGCTACCGAGGTGACATCCTCCGAGGGTGATTACAACCTGACGATTATCGACTTCCAGCAGATGTGGGAACGCGCACTGCGAGAGGCCGTCAGACTGTGCGGCGTTCTGGGGCGGATGTACCGCATACCCGGTGCCCACGACGTGGAAGATGATTCCATTGTCGTGGATTGGGGCAACGGCGTTCTGTTCGATGAGGAAAAGACCTGGGCTGACTACAAAGACATGGTCGCGGCGGGGCTGCTGAAACCTGAGATTGCACTAGGGTGGAAATTTAACATGCCCCGGGACACGGAAGCACAGTTAGCGAAAATTCGGAAAAAGTACATGCCGATAGAAGATAGTAACGGAGGGGAGGAATAAGAATGGGCGGTAGAGGAAGCGCCGGCGGTGCCGGCAAGTTCGGGAAAGAGGCTGGGGTCGGCCTATCGAAACGAGATATTGAACGCGCAAATGCTGCATCCATAATCGATATGGGCGATATTATAAACCGAACATTTGAACGTAATATAGCGGAAATTAACGGGCTATCTCTTTCGGATAATGAGAAAAAAGATGCCACAACCAAGATGAAAAATCTCGCAACCAATGCGTTGAAAACGGCGGCGGGGGCAGTCAATCCTTATTCAAGCGGGCCAGCAAGACTTACAACAGCGCAGAAAACGGGTAGCGCAGCAGATAGGGCTGCAAAAGCACGCGGAGAAATGGATAGTTTCATGCAATCGGTGCGCAGCAAATCAAGCAAAAACAAAAAAGCAGCAGAAAACAAAGCGTTTTCTAATGCGTTTGTTTCTGCACAAAAGTCTGGCGCGCTGGAAGTTACTGTGAACGGGAAAACGTACCGTAGAGCCAACAGGCGTAGTAGTACGTGGAGGCCAGTATGATAAACTTCGAAAATCTAGATAAAGCCATTTTTCCCGGCGTTGGAAAGTACGGAATACCTGAAATCGCGCCGACAACTGAATACCCGGCGGGCGAGTTTATCCCGATGAACTATGCCATGAGCTGCAAAAATCCGGAAGGAAAAATTTTGCATTCTTTTGTGGATGATTACCAATTTACTAGGTTTTGGAATACGCCAGACCGATATATTCCTATGCTGTCTCGGTTCGCCGCCGTGTGCGCACCGGATTTTTCCACATACACAGATATGCCACTGGCCATGCAGATTTACAACCACTATCGGAAACACTGGCTTGCGGCGTATTGGCAGGCGCACGGGCTTACAGTATACCCAACAATCAGTTGGAGTGATGAACAATCCTATGATTGGTGCTTCGATGGCGAGCCGGTAGGCGGCGTTGTTGCCGTGTCCAGCGTGGGAACGCAGAACAACAAGGAAGCTAATCGGCTTTTTCTTAAAGGATATGAAGAAATGATGAAGCGATTAGCCCCGTTATTTGTGATTTTTTACGGTAAAGTGCCGCTTGAATGCGATTGGAATGTAATTCGGGTACAGCCGTATTACAAACAGATAGAGAGCAGGAGAAAAGCCAATGCTGACCGCTGACCAGATTGAAGCCCTTGGGAATAAGGCACAGCAGCTCATTACCCCGGTGACGGAGTTCCTGATTGAGGATATTGCAAGGCGAATTGCGGAAGCTGGCCGATTCACCAGCACGGCGGCCTATCAGACATGGAGACTTCAACAGTTGGGTATTTCTCAGCGGCAGTTAAAAAAGGAGCTTCGAAAGCGGCTGAAAGTATCCCACCGGGAGCTTCGGCGACTGATAGAACAGGCCGGGGAAACCGGATACAGTTATGACATCCGGAAACACCCCTATGTACAGGCGGTGCCATTCCGCAGTAATGAGGCCTTGCAGCAGATTGTGTCTGCTGCGGCGCAACTCGCCGATTCTGAGCTGGACAATATCACCCAGACAATGGGTGCTGTCATGCCGAATGGCAAGGCTGTGGGGCTTACAGACGCTTACAGACAGGCTTGCGATTTCGCCTTTACGAAGGTTTCGACGGGGGCGCAGGATTATGCCTCCGCTATCCGGGAGGCTACCCGGAATCTTGCGGAAAAGGGGATTGTCACAATCGACTATGAATCCGGCGTTCATACCTCCATGGAAGCCGCTGTCAGGCGTAGCGTTATGGGTGGCCTGGGGTTAATGCAGGAGCAGATCAGCCAGCAGAACCACGATGATTTCGGCTGTGACGGCTGGGAGATATCCGCTCACGCGGCCAGTGCCCCCGACCATGAGCCGATTCAGGGCAGACAGTACAGTGACGCAGAATACGAGAAACTGAATAACTCCCTTGTGCGGCGTATCGGTACGCTGAACTGCGGCCATGCGGCTTTCCCGATTATTCTGGGTGTTGATTCTCCGCAATACACGCCGGAGGAACTGGACAAATTCAGGAAAGATAACGAAAAAGGCATTGACTACGACGGGAAGCACTACACCACGTATGAGGCTACCCAGCGGCAGCGGCGGATTGAATCCGCCATCCGGAAGCAGAAACGCAGGATTTTGGTTGACGAGGCTACAGGGGACAAAGAGAACTTACAGCGCGATCAGATCAAATACCAGGTTTTGGATCAGGAATATAAGCGCTTTTCCGAAGCGGCAGGACTGCGGATGCAGCACGAGCGCATGGAAATGCCCGGGTTCGGCGCAAAACAGGCCAGAGAAGCGGAAAAGGCGGCAGAAAACTATGAGAAAGGGAGTAAGCAAGCATGATGTACTGCCCATACGCAGTAAACCGGCATCTGGTTCAGCAGACGACGCAGGAGTACGACGAAAGCGGCAACCAGACTTTACAACAGGTGATAGAACACAACACCGCAGAATTCATCGAGTGCAAAAAGGAATCATGCGGCGCGTGGCACGATGGGAAGTGCCACTATAATCAAGTTGATTGAAGCAACTATTCGGGTTTTCCGAACGGTTGCTTTTTTCATACCATTTTTGCCGTGGCAGGCGTAAAACGAGCCGACAGCAGGGGACGCAACCCCCATATAACAAAGCATAGCTGAGAAAGGAAGTATATGAAACGCGAGTTTTTGCAGAATTTCAAGGTAGGAGACCAGCCCCTGAGCAAGGAGATCATTGACGAGATCATGGCAGAGAATGGCCGGGATATCGAAGCTGCTAAGAAGCCTTTTGCTGACTATGACACCATCAAGAGTCAGCTGAGTGAGGCGCAAAAGACCATTTCCGGCTTTAAGGAGCAGGACGTCGATACCATCAAGCAGTCCGCCAAGGATTGGGAAAAGAAGTACAACGATGCCATTGCCGAGAGCAACCGGAAGATCGCGGATATGGAATTCTCCCACGCCCTGGATACCGCCATCACCGGCGCAAAGGGTAAAAGCACCAAGGCAATCCGGGCGCTGCTGGACATCGACACTTTGAGAAGCAGTAAGAACCAGGAAACGGACATTAAGGCCGCTCTGGAAGCCCTCCGGAAGGACAGCGGCTATTTGTTCGATGACGGCAAAACGCCGCCCCCCTATGCCGGGAAGACCGGTACAGGGCAGCAGGAGCCTAACGGCGAACCGACGACCCTCGCCGGTGCGCTTAGGGCAAATTACAACATGAAGTGAAAGGATGATTTTTAACTATGGCAATTACTCTTGCAGAAGCAAAGGCCGGAATGGCCGACAAGGTCGATCAGCAGGTGGTCGACGAGTTCCGGCGCAGTTCTCTGCTGCTGGACAGACTGGTGTTTGATAACGCCATTTCCCCCGGTACCGGCGGTTCTACTCTGACCTACGGTTACATTCAGCTGAAAACCCCCTCTACTGCGGCTGTCCGTGCTATCAACAGCGAATACACCGCAGGCGAGGCAAAGCGGGAGGAAAAGACCGCCAAGGCCGTTATCATGGGCGGTTCCTTCCAGGTTGACCGTGTGATTCAGAGCACCTCCGGAGCCATTGATGAGCTGGCATTCCAGGCGCAGCAGAAGATCAAGGCAACCAGCAACTATTTCCACAATCTGGTGATCAACGGCACCTCCGCCGCATCCGGCACCGGGTACGTCACGAACACCTTCGACGGCCTGCGAAAGGCTCTGGCGGGCACCTCCAACGAATTCGCTACGGGCATTGACCTGTCCGATTCCACCAAGCTGGACAGCAACGCCAATGCTTTCGTTGACCAGCTGGATCAGCTGACCCACATGGTGGACGGCGGTGCTTCTATGCTGCTGATGAACACCGCCATGCTGCTGAAAGTTCGGGCGGCTGCCCGCCGTGCGGGGTATTACGACCGCAAGAAGGACGACTTCGGCAGGGCTGTGGAGTACTTCGGCGATATCCCCATCATGGACGCCGGTATGTACTACAACGGCACCAAGTCCGTGGATGTCATCGAAACTTCCACCCCCAGCACCACCGCCGCCGGTACTTCCAGCATCTACGCTGTGAATATCGCCCTGGACGGTTTCCACGGCATTTCCCCCACGGGAACCGGCGTCATCAACAGCTATATGCCCGACCTGAAAGCCCCCGGCGCTGTGAAGAAGGGCGAAGTGGAGCTGGTTGCCGGTGTCGTTCTTAAGAACACGCTCAAGGCGGCGGCGCTGAACGGCATTATCCTGAAGCCCAAGACCGCGTAACGGGAAGGAGACGCCCTGATGATTGACTATGATTTTTACATAAGCAGCTTTCGGGGCGACGCTATCCCCGCAGAGGACTGGAACACGTGTGAAGCCCGTGCGGCGGCGCAACTGGCAAGATACAAGCGCATATACACGGTAAAGGCACCGGAGGAGAACTCCGAAGCCCTTGCCGTGTGCGCCATGGCAGAGGCTATTCACGGCTTTGACCTGATTACCAACGGTGAGGGCGGCGCTGTTCAGTCTGCGTCTATCGGCTCCGTTTCGGTGAGCTATGGTAGCGGGAACGGTGTTGATGTCAGCGCCAAAGGGCAGTCGCGGGAGCTGTACCGATGCGCCTGCCTGTATCTCGATATCTACCGGGGGTGCTAGCTATGGTGAGAATCAAGCGCCGCAGCTGCCCCGTAGGCTACCGGCTGTGCAATCAGGCGGTCACGGTATACCACCGGGACGGCAACAAAGTAACCAGAACAGTACACGATAGAGCCTTTTTGGATTACAAAAAAACCGAGAATGTGGACAAGGCCGGCAGTAAGGAAGCCAACTCCTTTCTGCTGGTCATTCCCTGTTCGGAGGTATGCGTTTATCCGGAGGACAAGGTGCTGCTGGGTGCCGGGGAGGAAATCACGGCGGCGCAGTGGCCGTCCTTCATTCCGGTGAAGGTTCCGGGGCTGGTTGTTGTGAAGTACGTTGACCCCAAATACTGGGGCGGCAAGCTGGTTCATGTGGAGGCGGGCGGATGAAAACACGGATAAAGGTTGATATGAAGCCTGTTGACACCATCCTGACAAGGCTTGGCGTCAATAAAACCGGCGATGTGCAGATGCAGCTTACCCGGATAGTGAACAAGCGGATAACGCGGTACATGCCGTTCCGAACCGGTGTGCTTTCCACGAAGCTTAAGTATATCTCAAGCCCGACAGAGATCACGGTTATGGCACCATACGCCCGGTATCAGTACTACGGCAAAGTCATGGTAAATGCCAAAACCGGAAAAGGCCCCGCTTTCATTCCGGGAGTTGGATACCGGTACAGAAAAGGAACCGTGCTGAGAGCAACCGATCGGGATTTGAACTATGACACCACCAAGAACCAGCAGGCGGGGCCGTTCTGGGACAGACGCATGATGGCGGCAGAGAAAGACCAAATTGCGCACGGCCTACAGGCTTATATCAACAGGAGGAGCGGAATATGACGGCGCTGGAAAAAATCAAGGACTTTATCGGGCAGTACCCCGGCGCGGATATCTTCCGCGATTTCCATGTTGACTACACAGACCAGATTCCATTCAACGGCGGTGTTTTCCCCTCCGGGCTTGTGGAGGTTTCCAGAACACGGGATATCCTCGGGAACACGACCGTGGTCAACCAGTACAATTTCGGGCTGTACTACGTGTTCGAGAAGTCCCCGGGGGATGATACCGGAGCATCTGAAAATGCGGGCTGGGTCATGGACTTTCAGGAGTGGGTGCAGAAAATGTCCGTTATGGGCAATGCCCCCACTTTTGGGGATGACCCGAGGGCGGAGAAAATCACCGCGCAGAACGGCGTTCTGTACGGTGCAGACGAAGAAGGAACGGCAATGTACATGGTACAGCTGTCCGTTCAATTCAAAAAACGATTTATGAGGTGAAATAATGGCAGATTTAGAGTTTAATACCGCATCCGGCCAGACCGTAGACCGTGAGCTGCTGATCGCGTACCTGAACACCGGAACAACCTCTGTTCCTGTGTGGTCGCCGCTTGGTAGCCGCGTCACGGATTCCAGCATGGAATACGACTGGCAGGAGGAATCCAACAAGGATATCCTCGGTACGACCAGAAGCACGATGAAAAAGCCAATCATCACGCAGACCTTTGACCCGTGCGATCTGGACGCCGGAGACGCTGCGGTTCTGAAAATTTGGAACCTGGCTGTCAAGGAGCAGAACGTGGCAGCACTGACCAATCAGGATATGCTGATTGTGCATCTGTACGCCGGTACTAAGGACACGGCGGCCTTTGCAGAGCGCTACAGCTCCTGTATGGTCAAGCCGTCCAGCCTTGGCGGCGAGGGCGGCGGCTTTGTTGGAATGCCGATGGACATTACATACGGCGGCGCACGCACGGTAGGTACTGCGGCGGTAAGCGCCGGAACCGTTACGTTCACGGCTGATACCTGATGCAAATACGGGGCGGTGAGAGCCGCCCCGAAATCTTTGGAGGGATTATGAAAGAACTGACACTGAATACCGGCGAAATCGAGTATAGGCTTAACGATAAATGCACGGTTCGGTTTAACCCTACAGACCCCGCATTTGCCGACCGAATTTATTCGGCGCTCGACGAGCTGTCCCGGAAGCAGGAAAGCAAGAACCCGGACAACATGAGTACAAGAGAAACGTTTGACTACCTCCGGAAGCTGGACGCAGAGATGCGGGAGACGATTGACGGTTGCTTCGATACCCCTGTATGCGAGCCGTTGTTCGGCAAAATGAGCGTGTATGCAAGCGCGGAGGGGATGCCACTGTGGATGAATTTAATGCTTGCCATTATCGACGAGTTCGATGATGGAATAAAGCGGGAAAAGGCATTCCACAGCGAAAAACTGGCGAAATATACAAAGAAGTACAGCCGATGATGTACGAACTTCCGACATCTGTCAACGTATGCGGAACAGATTATGATATTGAGACGGATTTTCGGGCGATTCTGGATATATTCGGCGTTCTGGAAGACCCGGATTTGACAGGCAATGAAAAGGGAATCGGGATGCTTGGAATCTTCTACAAAAGATTTTTTGACATGCCCGCAGAGCATTTCGGTGAGGCTGTTCAAAAATGCTACTGGTTTATTAATGGCGGCAACGACAAAGTCTGCAAAAACGCCACAAAGTTGATGGACTGGGAGAAGGACTTTCCGATTCTGATTGCCCCGGTAAACCGCATTGCCGGGACGGAAGTCCGCTCCATGCCGTATCTGCACTGGTGGACATTTCTTTCATATTACATGGAAATCGGGGATTGCTTCTTTGCGCAGATCGTGCGGATACGGGATTTGAAAGCAAAAGGAAAGCTGAAAGACAAAGCGGATAAGGAGTTCTACCGAAGAAACAGGGACGCTGTGGATATAAAGACGCAGTATTCCGACACGGAGAACGAAATTATAAAGGCGTGGACGTGAAAACACCCGCAATTTCAGCCATTTTTTCCACGTCGTCACGGTTCCAGAGAAGAACACCAGTTGCATCTGCTGCTTGCTTTGCGCCTTCCGTAAAATAGCGATTTGTCATTACAGCACCAACGTGACAATGGTAGATTGTTTTCCCGGTGTTAACCTCCTGCACTGGCTTATTCCCTAGATCTGTTGCGTAGCACTTACACTGTATCGCATACTTTATGCCGGCTTTTTTCGCGAGTATATCAACGCCCTGATCGCCGCTACCCTGGGTGACCTCGACATCAATAAACCCGTTTTTCCTCAAAATATCGGCACACCAGAATTCAAAAGCGTGTCCTTCCATGCAATCTATGGCAGACATTCCCATTTTTTGCACCGGGCGGGCAATCGCACCATGCTGATTGCGGATAACCTTCCACGTAAAATCGGGATACTTTTTAACAAATCCAAGTTCTTCTAACTCATTTGCTAAGTCAGACGCCACGTTAAAACTCCGTATTTCAAGCTTTCTTTGAAGCATGGAGATTGAAAAAGGTTCGAGATTCGGTAATAGCTGTATTGCATCACGAACCATTTGCGGGGTGACCTTTCTGGCAAAGTAATACCTCTTAGAAAGATACTTTACACTCAGAATTCCGCAAACTATTGGAACAACGAGGATAGTTATTGTATACCCAGCGCCAACAGTGATTTTCCCGTTTTCGTTCGCAGGCAAAATAGCCGTGGCAAGAGACAGAATAAGAAGAGCGGACAAGAACCACGCTACGGAAAAAATGAATACTGTTTTCAGTTTTTTCATAAGGCAATCCCCCAGTGCATTATTTTATCATTTAATTTCAACAGTTCCTATAGCGCATTAAAAGAGCAGGTGATTATATGGCAAATGCTGACGGTTCAATCATTTTCAGCACGGAGATCGACAACAAAAAAGCACAAGCTGAGCTTGATAAACTGGAAAAGAAAATAGCCTCGCTGGAAATCAAAGCAAGCCAAGCCGGGGCAAAGAAAATACCTCTAGAGGAGCAGGCCGATGCTTTGGGCGTGGCACTGGATGACGCAAAGCAGAAGCTCGAAGCGTTAAAAGCCAGTGGCGCATCTCCCGGTGCGATAGGGGCGCAATCGGAAACGGTTACTTCGCTACAGTACCAGTGGGATCAGGTTAACAACAAGATTGACAGATATAACCGCGAAATTGAAAAGGCCAACGGTGATATTGATGTCTCCAAGAGCCGGGCGGGAGAACTCGCCGCGCAACTCGCTTCGGCGGGACGCAATACCGAGAAAATGAGCGCTGGGGTCAAAAAGGCGGAAAAAAGCGCGAAAACTTTCGCCAGCCGAATGAAATCTGTCGTTCGCTCTGCGCTTGTGTTTACAGTTATTACGCAGGCGCTTTCAAAGTTTCGGAATTGGATTGGTGATGTGATCAAGGTAAGTCCGGAAGCAACTGCGGCCATTGCAAGGCTCAAGGGCGCTCTGCTTACACTGGTACAACCATTGGTAAATATCATCATACCAGCGTTTACGAAGTTCGTCAACATCCTTGCCGCAATAATTAACAAAATCGCAAGCGTGTTTGCAGTGCTGACGGGAAAGACCGTAGAATCGTCGAAAGCGGCAGCAGAGGCATTAAATAAGCAAACATCCGCGCTTAACGGAACGGGAGCGGCTGCAAAAGAGGCAAAAAAGCAACTGCTCGGATTTGACGAGATCAACCAGCTGACCGAAGATACGTCTGGCGGCGGCGGAGGATCTGGCACGATAGCACCCGATTTTTCCGGATTTGATGATACAGAGGACGAGTTAAACACCATTCTCGGACTTGTTGGAGCTATAGCAACCGGCCTTCTGGCATGGAAAATTGCAAGCCTGTTTACCGATAGCCTGAGCATGATCGGAGGTATTGCGCTTGCTGCCGCAGGCGCGTTCGCACTGGTTTATTTTTGGCTTGACGCATGGAACAATGGCATTGATATGCAAAACTTCCTCGGTATGCTCGCTGGTGTCGCCGCTCTAGCCGGAGGTCTTGCCATTGCGCTCGGGCCTGCCGCCGCAGGCATAGCGCTTGTAATAGGCGGCCTTGCAATGCTGGTTGTTGGAATAAAGGATGTCATTGAAAACGGATTTACCCTTGAAAACACGTTAACCATCATTGCCGGACTTCTGGCAGCTGGGCTTGGAATTGGCCTGTTAACCGGCAACTGGATTCCTTTGTTGATTGCCGGTATTGCCGCCGCGCTTATAGCGCTGGTTTCCTTTACCGGGCATGGCGAGGAACTAATCAACGGATTAAAGGAGACTATCGACGGATTCGGTAAATTCTTCAAAGGCGTTTTTTCCGGGGATATGGAGATGACTGCCGAAGGATTAAAGCAGATATGGGACGGCCTTAAAAATACATGGAACGCTGTCATTGATTCAATCAGGGACGCATGGAATATGTTCATCGAGTGGCTGCGCGGGAAAAACCCAGAATTAGCCGCAATTTTTGAGACATACGGGAAACTGGTTTCCGACCTTTACAACTCCGTGAAACAAATCCTAGGCGGCATTATCACATTTATTTCAGGAGTATTCACGGGGGACTGGGATAAAGCATGGGAGGGCGTAAAGCAGATTTTCAAGGGCATATGGAACGGTATTGTATCGATTCTGGAGGGCGCGGTAAATCTCATCATCGGCGGCATAAACTGGATGATTCGCCAGCTGAACAAAATTCAGATTAAAGCGCCGGACTGGCTTGGCGGCGGCACAATTGGCTTTAATATTCCTGCAATCAGCACCGTCAGCATTCCCCGACTGGCGCAAGGCACAGTTATCCCGCCTAACCGTGAATTTTTGGCCGTCCTGGGCGACCAGAAAAACGGCACAAACGTTGAAGCCCCTCTGGAAACCATTAAACAGGCCGTTGCGGAGGTGCTTTCGCAGAACGGTTCCGGCGAGGAAATCACGATCAAGTTCACCGGCGACCTTGCGACGCTTGCGCGGGTGCTGACACCTGAGATCACCCGTCAGCAGCGCCGGACACAGCGGGCATTGGGGGTGTAGTATGGCAAAACCATATTTCAAAATCAACGGCGTGGACATCCTCCACCTCACTCAGGATGGCGGAATAAAGTGGCAGCGCAACGATGTGGAAAGCCCCAACGCTGGGCGAACCATGGACGCTACCATGCACCGTGGCCGGGTGGCGCAGAAATACCGGGCTGATATCACGTGCATGGATATGAACCGCGCGGAAGAGCTTGCGCTTATGGCTCTGATAAACCCGGAGTTTGTCACAGTGGAAACGAACCTACACCCGCTATACGGGAGCCAGACGGCGCAATATTATTCCAACAACGTTCCCGCTTCGATCTCCTACGTTGACCCCGATACCGGGGAATCGGTATGGACGGGGATTTCCTTCCCACTGATCGAGCAGTAAGGAGGCAATATGCAGAAAACATCTGCTCTGTATAGAAAAATCCTTGCGGGCATCCACACGAAGGAAACACGGGTTTCTATCGGCGATACGGGCTTTCTTGTGGACAAACGGGGAAACGGAATCACGTTCGGCGGCACCCGAATTCTGGTTGGGGCTTCCGGCGCGGATGCCGGATACGGAATGAACATCCTCGCGTCGGTAGAAACTACCGGCGCGATTTTCGATGGGAACGAGCCGACCGTCGGCAATGTAATAAGCCGGGAGTGCGACATTAAAATGCTGAAGCCCTCCGGGAACATTGAAGGAATGTCCCGGATTGCGGTTTATGTAAGGCTTGTCAGCGATGACAGCGAATGCTCTGAGTGGCTCCCGCAGGGCGTATTTTATGCGGATTCCATCGACCAGGACGCTGACGAGGACGATGTGCAGTGGCTTAAAATCCACGGCTACGACGCTATTCTGTTCGCTGAGCAGGATTACCCAGCAGACAGCAAATTGACATGGCCAGCAAAGGATATAGACGTTGTGCGGGAGATTGCCCAGGCAATGGGCGTGACGGTAGACCCGAGGACGGCGGAGATTATGCGCAGCGCCTATCCTGTCCAGTACAATCCGGAATATACTTGCCGGGAATATCTTGGATATATCGCCGCCATGTACGCCGGGTGCTTTCTCATGAGCGAATCGGGGGAATTGCTTCTGGTATGCTTCTGGAATATCCCAAAAGAAACCCGCTACCTGATCGATACCCACGGCTACGCCATTATGTTTGGAGGTGACAGGATCGTTGTCTGACGTGATCAATGTCCGAAAATCGCTTTCGTCGCTGGAAAAGCAAGACACTTTCAACGGATATTCAAAAGTCGTTGTTGTCGTGTCAGATGAAATGGAATACTCAGCCGGAACCGACAGTGGGCGAACACTTACTCTGGACTGCCCGTGTGGTACACAAAAAATGGCTGAGGATATTCTATCGAGAATCCAAGGCTTTCAGTACCAGCCGTATACCGCCGATGGCGCACATATCGACCCGGCGGCGGAGATCGGAGACGGATTTGCCGCCGGAAACTTATACAGCGGGATATACTCCAAAAACGTTTCCCACGGTGCACTGTACACGGCGAATGTATCCGCACCCGGCGGCGAGAAAATCAATTACAAGTACGAGTATAAAACACCTACGCAGCGCAAAATTGAACGCCACTATTCCGAAATGAAGTCCACGTTCAAGGTTCAGGCCGACAAGATTTCCGCAGAAGTCTCTGCCCGTATCGAACAGGGGAACGAGCTCACCTCGCGGCTGGACATTCAGAGCGACCAGATTTCCGCGCGGGTTACCAAAACCGGCGGCAGCAGCTCGTCCTTCGGCTGGGAGCTGCTTAATGATTCCTGGACGGTCAAGGCCAATAATACCACGGTGTTCAAAGTCACCAAATCCGGCGCGGAAGTCCGGGGGAAGATCACCGCCTTAAGCGGCAAAATTGGCGGTTTTGACATTCAATCCGACTACCTCAGCTATAACAATCAGGCCTGGGACGGCACCAACAGTCAGGGTATTTACATTGGTGTCAAAGGCATTCAGTGTGGCTCAAAGGCTAGCGGCGTGCAGATTACGCCGAACGGCAAGCTGTACGCTGAGGATGGCTATTTCCGGGGAAGCGTCAGCGCTGACAAAATTCAGTATGGGTATAATTCAGACGGCGAATATAATGGCTATTTCAACGGCGAGGGGCTGGAATCTCGCAGTGTCTCCGGCCTTGAGATTGCGACCAGTACTGTAAGCACGATTAACACCGATGGGGGCATCAACACCAGCTTAGCCTATGCCGAATTCTCCAACGATGTATTTAACGGCGACGACACCGCGACATGGGTGCTAACTGATTTTTTGCAAATTAGCGGCCATCAGATAGCGTTCGGAAGTATTAACGGGACCAACGTCCTCACGTGGCATTAACAGAAAGGATAAGTATATGGACAAACTTAAGACAGCATCCGGTAAGGAATTCGATTGCGATTCCTTCAATTTCGCACCAACTCTAAATCGGGCCTACATCCGCGTTTCGCACTTATCGCTTGTCACAGCGGCAGAGGTCTTTTCAAATCCCGCTGAAACAGTGCAGTTGTGGTATGGGGATCAGTATCTATCTCAATACACTACGTTGCTGTCTATCAAGCCTGAAGGCAACGCAATTCGGATTGCCTTAAGAAAGGAGTAAAAATGAACCCTGTAATGAAACTTAGGGCAGTCCTGAATACCCTTGATGGCGTTCAGGTCGCAGGCCGGGAAAACTGGGACAGGATGCTGGGAAGTGTGCAGGCAATTGAAGAAGTGGTGCAGGCGCTGTCTGCGCCTCCTGCACCCGAAAAAGAGACTGAACAGGAGGAAGCAGATGGCAGATAAAGCAATATCCGAGCTGATTGCAGCAGAACAGATAAAAGCCGCTGACCTTTTCGTCCTGGAACAGGACAGCGCGGCAAAGAAGCTGACGGGACAAATTCTTCTGAACTGGCTGACCGCCGCCGCTGACGGCCATGGCGGTATCAGCAGCATCGTGAAGCATTCCACCAGCGGCCTTACGGATACATACCGTATCACCATGGCGGACACCACGACCTTTGACTTCACCGTAAAAAACGGGCGGGGCATTTCAACCATTGCCAAAGTCTCCGTCAGCGGGCTGGTAGACACGTACCGTATTACCTATAACGATAATACCACCAGCACGTTTACCGTCACGAACGGCGCAAAGGGCGATAAGGGCGACAACGCATACGTCTGGATTCGGTACGCGTCTCAGAAGCCAACGGCGGCTTCTCACAGCTTCGGTGTTCTCCCTGACAACTGGATGGGCGTATACAGCGGCAATTCCGCAACTGCCCCAACGGACTGGACGAAGTATCAGTGGTTCGAGATCAAGGGCGAAAAGGGCGACATCGGGAACCCGGCGCTGTTGACCAGCCAGTCCGTAACATATCAAGCCAGCACATCCGGGAATGTTATACCGTCCGGAAACTGGCAAGGCAGCATTCCCACGGTAGCGCAGGGCGCTTACCTGTGGACGCGAGTTGCAATGACGTTCAATTCCGGAACCCCGATTTATGCCTACTCCGTCTCCCGTATGGGCTTGGATGGCACCGGTGCTGTATCCAAAGTGTGCGGCAAAGAACCTAACTCCAATGGCAACGTTGAGCTAGAAGCCGAAAATGTTGGGGCATTGCCTAGTGCTGGCGGTTTAATGACCGGAAATATTGTCATGAACTCTCATCAAATTAAAGCATTAGGTTCGCCCACGGACAGCGCTGATGCTGCAACCAAGGGGTACGTAGATACGGCGTTAAGTAATGCTAAAACGGTTGCAAAGACTGCAACGTTAACTGCTGCCGGTTGGTCTGCCAGCGCCCCGTATACCCAGTCTGTTACGGTCTCCGGTCTGACGGATACAAAACGTGCGATGGCTTATCCAGTGTACGGGAGCAACACGCCCACCAATGCCGCGCTGAAAGAGGCCTGCGGCATGGTGAGCTTCGCTTCCCGGTCGGGCAGCACGCTGACGTTTACCTGCCTTGAGGACAAGCCCACGGTGAATATTCCGATTACGGTGGAGGTGTACGTATGAGCATTGCGGTGCCTTTATATGGATTTGGTGCCAGCGGTGGTTCCGGAGGCACCCTTACCGTCACAGCCCCGGCGAACGTCACTGTGACTATCAGCAAGGACGGCAAGACAAAGATCAAGAACTCCGGCACGAGCGGCGTGGTGGTCTTCAAGGGACTTGCAACCGGGACGTGGACTGTTACCATCACCGGAGACGGCAAGACTGCCCAAAAGAATGTTGTGGTCACAACCGATTATTCCACCATGATTGCATTTTTTGCAGCCACCATCAACATCACCTATCCCGCCGGTTCGACTTGCACTTGCTCTGACGGCACAACAACTCTATCCGCCCCTGATACCAGTGGTACATGGGCTTGCATCGTACCGAATGCCGGAACTTGGACTGCAGCCGCTACAGATGGAGTAGAAAACACCAGTGAATCTGTATCTATCACTACAGATGGTCAAACTGTGGCTGTGGAGCTGAGTTACTATACCTACCTATTCAAGCCGAATACAGATACTACCAATGTGACTGGTGGTTGGCAATTAAACAGCAATGGTTCACTAGACAGTGCAGGGGATCAACTAGTAGCTACATTTACGAACGCCTACAATCACGACAGAGCCTTTAACGTGGCAACCATCAATAAAATTGATTTTACGGAATTCACTACGTTGGTGGCTACATGTAAAGCTGCGGATAAGAACAACGCAGCGCCTAGATCCGCCACCTTCGCAGTAGCCAGCACTCAGTCTGGATTTAATAACGCTGGCACAGCGTCTACTAAGATTGCATCCACTACTTTTAGCAATAGCACAACTACCGTTACAATAGACGTATCTGGAATATCGGGATCGTACTACGTAACATTTGTTGTGGAGTTGTCCAATTACAACACGGGAACGCTTACTGTAGATGAAGTTAAATTGATGAAATAGGAGGCGCGTACTGTGAAAACAATCTATCTTGATTCCGATTTCAAATGCCACATCTCCACCTCCGATGGACAAATGCAGGTTGAAACAGACGCATTCGACGGTAAGTGCGACACCTACGTTGAGGGCTACCGCTTCATCCCGGCGGGTCAGACGTGGACACGTGCCGACGGCGTGATATTTTCCGGTGAGATGATCGCCCCGTGGAAACCCTGGGACGAGCTTGATGCCGCTCAGCGGGAGTATGAGCGGGAGCAGTACAAAACGGTTTCTACTCAGAACGCTGAATACGAAGAGGCGTTGACTGAAATTGAAACCGCTCTGGGGGTGAACGCATGACCATAGAAGAACGCAAAAACGCCATCCTTGCTAAAATCGCGGAAATGAAAGCCAGCGGCGGCGAGGAACAGCTGAAAGAGCTGGATGAAGCCTACAAGAAAGGGGTTGACAGTCTGTGACACAAGAGGAAAGAAAAGGCATCATGTATTCCCAGGGGCGTGCCAATGCCCAGAGCTTGCAGAAGAAAGCCCCGGACATGACAGGCACAGAACTGTATGCGGCTGACCGGGACATCCCGCACTTTGAGGCCGCCTGTACCGTCAAGAACATGCTGGAACGCGCGGCTGGGTTTGTATGTCTGTCCCCGGCCGGTCGTGTGGTGCGGCTGTTGCAGCCCTATGATAGCACCATCTATACACAAGTGCCGGAGGAGCTTCCCGCCCAGTGGGGCTTTGTGTGGTCTACAGACCCGGCCAAGGCGCTGCCCTTTGTGGCGATCTCCACCAGCCCCTACAACAAAGGTGACTGCTGCACCGATGGCGGGGTGATCTACCGCAGCACCATTGCAAACAATGTGTGGAGCCCGTCGGCGTATCCGGCAGGATGGGAGGCGGTGACGGCATGACCATCAAGCAGATTCAGTGCTTGCTGGCCTACCTAGGCTATTCTCCCGGCTCGATTGACGGCATTGAGGGCAGGAATACCCAAGGGGCAATCCGGGCGTTTCAGGCCGACTACGGGCTTACCGTGGATGGGATTCCGGGTGCGGCTACCCAGAAAATGCTGATTGGTGCCATTGCCGGGACGGCGGTAAAGGTGGAGAAGCCGGAGAACAGCGACGCGCCGAAAATCGGGACGTTCTGGGACGATATCCGGTATTTCACCCGGGAGGAGTTCCGGTGCCAGTGCGGCGGGAAATACTGCAATGGCTTCCCCGCAGAACCCGCAGAGGAAACCGTCCGCATGGCGGATGAGATACGCCGCCGGTCGGGGGTTCCCCTGAATGTGAATTCCGGTGTGCGGTGCAAGCGGCACAACGCCGAAGTGGGCGGGGTATCCAACTCCCTGCACACCACGGGACAGGCCGTAGACCTCTCAGGGGCTATCTCCCCGGAGAAGCTGTATTCCATAGCGCAGGAGGTGCAGGCCGAGAAAATCCCCGGGCGGGGCGGTCTGGGGCTGTACGGATGGGGGATTCACGAGGACAACGGGAAGTACAGCCGTTGGAATGGCTGAGAAAGAAGGAACGAGATGCACGAATTGGTAAAAACTGCCGTTACGATTCTAATCACGCTGATTGGGTCGGCGGGCTTCTGGAGTTATCTGGATGCCCGCCGGACAAAGAAAAGCGCAAACACCCGCCTGCTGGTGGGAATCGCGCATGATAGGATCGTATTTCTAGGAATGAAGTACGTGGAGCGCGGGTATATCACCAGTGATGAGTACGAGAACCTGAACGATTATCTTTATGCGCCATATGCAGAAGCCGGAGGCAACGGCTCTGCGAAACGTGTAATGGAGGAAGTGCGGAAACTTCCGCTGCATAATTAAAGGAGGAAAACAAAATGTACGAACTGAAAGACACCATCGAGGGCATGACAAGCGCTGACTATAAGGAGCGCTTTAAGGCCGAGTACCAGCAGGTAAAAATCCGGTACGAAAAGTTGGACGCAATGACCGTGAAGTACGAGGCTGGAACGTTGCCGTTCACCCCAAACTGCCCGCTCGATCTTCTGAAGGAGCAGAAGAAGCACATGGGTAATTACATCCGTTGCCTGAAAATCCGCGCTGAGATCGAGGGCATTACGCTTTAAGGAGGAAAACAAAATGATTAACTGGATTGTCCGTATCAAAAACAAAAACTTCTGGCTGACCGCGATTCCCGCGCTGCTTCTGCTGGTGCAGACGGTGGCCGCCCTGTTCGGCTTTACGCTGGACTTGGGCGAAATCGGCGACAAGCTGCTGGCCGTGGTGAACGCCGTGTTTGCCCTGCTGGTGATCCTGGGCGTGGTCAATGATCCTACCACCGCCGGTATCGCTGACAGCAAACAGGCAAGAACCTACAGTTCCCCCAAGGAGGACTGATGTGATAAGTGGATAAAGTCCGATGGAATCGGGTGATTCTGGATGAGTTCTGTTCTCTGGCGATTCTTACGCCGCTGGAGGAAAAGATCATCCGCACCCGAGCCGCCGGATGGAGCCAGGCAAAACAGTGCCACAAGTTTTGTGTGTCCCAAGCCACTATCACAAGAACGGTTAAAAAGTTGCGGATAGAATACGAATTGTGTAGAAAGTACAGCGACAAGCTCCCTGAAAATCTGAAATTCTGATTCTGCGTGACGATTTATTGACGATTTAATGACGAAATCCCGACGAGTAGATGATGATTCTACCGTCGGGATTTTTGTTATTCTATAGGTAGAAGGTGGCCACCTCCTAATATTTTGAAGGAGGACTTCTAAACTATGGAAGTAGAAAAGGATTATGCAAGCAAAGGCGTAGCCGGTGCCGGTCTTGGTACGGGTATTGCCGGTCTGGCGCTGGGCGTGATGAATGCTGCGGGCGGCCTGGGCGCTCTGGCTCTCGGCAACCGCAATTCCGCTCCCACCGCTCCCGTTATGCCCGCCATGCCCTATGGGGTTGGCTACGGCTGGGGCGGGTGCAGCGAGAACATGCCCGTGAGCCGGTATGAACTGGATCGTGAGCAGCAGCTCGCCGCCAAGGATTCCGAAATCGCGCTGTTGAAGGCAAACGCCTACAACGACCAGAAATCCATTGAGCTGTACGCTTACATTGATGGACAGCTCAAGGACATTCGCAAGACCTTGTGCGATCAGGCCGTACACAATCAGCGCACTGAGGACAGCTTCGCGCTGGTTCGTCAGGACGTGGAATGCGTTCGGGCTGAGCTGTCTAAGGACATCAAGATCGAGGCAGAGCGGCGTTGCTGCGCTGACAATTCCATCGTGACCTACGCCAACGCGACCTTCTATCCGAAGCAGGTTGCCGACGTGACCACCGGAACCGGCACCACGGCACAGACGCTGTACAATCCCCTGCCCAAGTGCGGCGGGTGCTGCAACGGTTGATTCCCGACAATTGGGGCGGCAGCCGCC